CCCGCAAGGTGAGCTATTCCCCAATGAACAACGAGACGCTGCCGCCAAGTACTTCAGTTGACCGCGTAACCGCATTCGCCCAGGCGGTGCTGGCCGGTGAGCTGGTCGCCGGCCCTGACGTGCGTAACGCCTGCAAGCGCCACCTGCGCGACCGCGATAGCGCCGAGCTTCGCGGGCTGGTCTGGGATCAGGCCGCCGCTGACAAGGCGCTCGGCTTCTTCGAGGAAGTGCTCTGCCTGAACGGCGGCGAGTACGAGGGCGAACCCTTCGTGCTGGCGCCCTGGCAGGCCTTCGTGGTCGGCAGCCTGTTCGGTTGGTACACCGTCGACGGCTACCGCCGCCTCCGGATGGCCTACATCGAGACGGGCAAGGGCTCCGGCAAGTCGCCGCTGGTGGGTGGCATCGGCCTTTACGGCCTGGTTGCCGACGATGAGCAGCGCGCCGAGATCTACGCAGCCGCCACCAAGCGCGACCAGGCGATGATCCTGTTCCGCGATGCGGTGAGCATGGTCAACATGTCGCCCGCGCTGGTGCGCAGGCTGGTGCAATCGGGCCGGGACGAGAAGGTCTGGA